TGCTTTCAATACTGCCTCTATTAACATATTTGCCTTTGTGTCTGACTTTAATTTTTCATCACAAAGGGTTTTATAGAGTTTATATTCCTTAATAAGTTCTGTGTTCTTATTAAAGAATTTTTTAAGAATCTGTATTGCTACGGATTCGTTAGAAGAAATAATGTCTGATGTTATCTGACGAGTCAATAACTCAAACAACATTGCAGTATTTTTGAATTTAGAATGTTTAATTTTCTTCATTGTTCCTTATACCTGTTTATGTGCACTTTCATAGAATAAATATAGGCAATTTTACAATTCATCTAATAAATTGTTCTCATTCAACAAATTTGATTCGTTTTCTTCTTTAATAGACGGTTTTAGACTTTCCGATATTATTTTTTTTGTTTTAATCTTTATACCGGACATACTATTTATCAACTTACCTATATCACGGTTTTCAAGTGATAGTGGTGAATTTCCTTTGTAATTTACTTTTGGTGAATTATTAACCTTCAATGTATTACCAACATCTTTCTTTCCGATTGGATCTCTACCAAATGGACTGTTATCTGTTCCATAACTTAAATTCTTAGCAGGTCTTCCTGCACCTGGCCAACCACCTTCTGGAACTTCGGCATCGTTTATTACTTTACCACCACCACGAACTTGCATACTTGCAATGTCATGTGGTGTTCCAAATGATTCCTTTGTTATCGCAGGATCATTGCCTTCATTTTCAATTTGTTTTTGACGGAACATATGTTTAATATCTTCAAGAACTTCGTTCTTTTCAAATTCTGCTTGGTCTTCTGAAAGATTGAATATATTGGAATAGATGTATTTCATAGAAAGTAATTTTTTTTCTATTAGTGTCCCAGCCAAGTCCACTTTTTCTTTCATAAGAGCAACTTTTTCTTGTTCATATATTATGGAAGGTCCTGTTAATCCTAATTCAAAATTTACCAAATCAGCATTTTCATATCCTTGAGCATACAAATGAACAATTGCAATCTTTGTCAATTCAGAAACCACAATTCTTTGCACTCTTTCTATTGTTCTAGCAAAACGAATATCAAGAGCAGCAAGTGTTGCCTTTCCTTCAATACTTTCATCATAGCCCAAATAAGGTTTTGGCACTTTAAGTGCAGCAAAGATTTTACTTTTTAGATATTCAATATCCTCAATTGCTTGATATTGTAAACCTGCGAGTGTTTCAATTTGTGTACCAGATTGTCCACCACGAACTGGAAGATAAAAGTCTTCCAAAAGGTTTTGCATATTAAAACGAAGATTATAGTCACCAGTTTGTTCATTTACGAGTGGAGTTTTCTTCATTCTGTTCATAAGGTTATTCATGTATTGATCTACTTCGGCAGGTGGTATATTACCAATATCAACTTTGAAAATACGTTTTTCAGGAGCACGCATAATACGATGTATCAACATCGCATCTTCCATCAATATCAATTGTTTGTAAAGTTTTCTTGCACCTTCTAACATTGATTTACCATAAGGTAAAAAGTTAGTATCACCAAGTAAACGAAAATGAGCCATTTCATAATTTTGAAATTCACCCCTACCAAGAGGACCTTCGTATACAAATTTTGTCATATAGATATGTTCCGGATCAGTTCCTTCTTCTCTTTGAACTTCATATGGTGAAAACGGAACAACATTTGTAACACCCAATTCTTCTTTTACATCCATATACAAATAAAAATCACCGTATTTACAAAGATTACGGATCCATGGCCAAAGATTATATTCTATATTGAGAACATCATAAAAAAGATTACGAAGAATTTTACGTATATTGTCATTGTCAGTTTTGATAGTAAGAACATCACCTTGATCATTTTTGAGTGTGCTTTCATCTGCATATATGTCAAGTGCAGATGATATTATGGCATCTGTGTCCATTGCTTCATAATCAGTATAAAGGTCTATCTTTGTTGCTGCGAATGAATTGTATTGATTGTATACTGATATTGGAGTTCCTTTTGTTCCATGTAATCTACCATATCTATCAATAACTTTTGATGTGTGTGGGTTTCCATCACCTTGATAGCGAGCAGTATCAACAACTTTTAATTTTTTACCACCAACATTACGAACAACAACATTAGTAGAAAAAAGTGTTTTTAGTCTATCAAACAATGATTTATTTTGTGCCATTTGTCACCTATTTTATGTAATATAAACTTAATATAAATATGTAGGAAAAAATACAAACTCTATTTTATTAACCAAGTTAAATCTTCATTATGTCCATTTACTGTCATATTCCATCCATCACGGTCATCGCCGTATTGATAAGAAGTTTTTAGTGGTGTTGTTGATTTCCCCATGTAATCTAAACTCATTCTCGTCTTCAACAATCCTTCTTGACGAAGTTTTAGAGCAGTATCTCTAACCCAAAGTCCTATTGCAAATGACATAACCAAGTCATCATTATATCCTGTTTGTGCCTCTGCCTTTGCACCATTCCAAACAAACACATATAGTTCTTGTGTTAATCTTGAAGATTTTATTATTGGTAATCTTTCACGAAAATATGTTTCCAATTTTGAAATCAAAAGTGGTCTTGTTTTAGCACTTGTAGTAAATCCAGGAATCATTTGTGCCTTGTCTTTTAAGTCATAACCCTTTGGAATATGAACGGATGGATCAGTATACCCATCTTCACGGTATGTATAATAAAGATTTGGATAACCTCTATCAATAATCTGTTGAATTGCTGCCCATCCAATGTTAGCATTTTCAACTACAAGAAGAGCATCGTTATATTCTGTTGCAACTGATACTAACATATTACCATAAGTTTTTGTATCAAGTTTTCCTTTGTATTCTGCAACTTGTTCCATGTTTTCAACATCAATTACATGAAAAGCTGAGTAATCATTTCCGTCACCACGAGCAACGTCAGCAATAACCATATATGTTTTATTTGGTTCTGGATAATCCCAAATCCAATAAGCATCTTCTGCACCACGTTTTTCTTTCGGCTCACACACATATGTTTGTTCATACCATTGGACAAGTTCACCATCAATAACAGAACGACCGGATGAAAGAAAGTTTCCGTCACATTCTTGTTTTGCCATATCAGGACCTAACAATATGTCTTGTTCGTCTCTCCATTTTTGGTCACGGTCTGGATGAACTTGCCACAACAATTCTACCGGATTAAATGCACTCTCTTTGTTTATTGCCTTTACCCATTGTTTATGATAAAAGTTACCAACACCGTTTGGCGTAGAGTTAATTATTGCAGTTCCACCAGTAGCAAGTGTTTGTTGTGCAGATGCCCATATTCTATCTATGTCATCAATAAAGGCGGCCTCGTCTATGATAAGAAGTGAAAGTGCCTCAGAACGAGCAGAGTCAGCGGCAGCAGAAACGGCTTTTATTTGTGAACCGTTCTTAAATCGAAGTGAAAGTTTGTTATCTTCTTGAACACCCGTTTTCAACCAACTCGGCATATTGTCATACATAACACGAACTTTTGTTACCAAGTTTTTAGCAGTTTCTTGTTTTGTAGCAATAACAAGAATGTTTTTATCTTGATTGAATAACATCAACCAAAGTGAATATCCAGCAATAACTGTGGATATACCTAACTGACGAGACTTTAATACAATGTTCCATCGGTTATTATTAAATTCTTTGAGGACATCTTCCTGAAAAGGATATAAGTCAAACAATATCTTGCCACGGGTTGGATGTTGAATTTTAGCATAACGTTTCATAAAGTATACCGGATTAGCGGCACACTTTGCATATTCTTCTTTGATAATATCTTTTAGATTTTTACTCATTGAACTGCAAATAATATCCCAAGAGTAGTTCCAACACCAGTGAAAAACCAAAGTAATTTATTATCATACCAACGTGGTTGTAATTCTTCATTTATTTTTTCAAGTTCTATACTTCTTTTTTTACAAGCATCAATAATTTGGTCACGATTTTTCAATTGTTGGTGATATAAGTCAAAACGAGTTTGATGAAATTCTATTAAAGTATCTTGAGCATTCACAACTGCCGTCAGATATTCAACAGAATCACGAATGAGTTGAATACGATTTGCCATCTTTACCACATCTGTTTTCTTAAAACATATAACAGAGTCATTTTCAACTGCAAACATAGTTGTTACTGAAAATAATAGGGCAATTAAATATTTCATAAATTAGTCTTTCAGAAAGTTAATAATATACTTTGTGGCTTCATCAGGATTTTTTATTTCTTTATCACGATAAACATAGAATTTTTTTCGTATGATAAGAATACTATCCTTACGAACTTTAATTATTGAGTCTAATTCGTCTGCTCTTTTTTTCAAATTTGTATAATCAAATTCATATTTGTTTATTAGAGCTTCCAAACTATCTTTTGTTTTTGTTGATGTCTTTATCTGTTCTTTTGAACGATTGTTGTCATAAACTAAATAAACAAAAAGTATTGCAAAAACTCCAATGACAAACATTTTTACATATTTGCCAATTTTTTCTTCCAAAACACCATTCATAATTAACCTTTCGTATAAGTTGAAACCATTTTTGCCTTACCACGAGCAGTTGCACCTTTTTTTCTCTTTCGTGTTACGGCACTTCTTTTTTGTTTTGATGACATCGAAGCGGCTTTTGCTGCAGGAACACATTTTGGATATGCTCGTTTACCACCTTTTCTGGCCTTACTACCAGCAGATGCTCCACAGGCAGGATGTCCACCGCCTTTTTTCTTTCGAGAAATGTCTACCCATTTTTCTCTAAACCAACCGGTTAAACCACCACTCGGCTTTTTTCCTTCACGAATGTATTGGGAGATATACTCTCCGATTATTTCTTTAACTATATTTTCTGTTGTTTTATTCATATTGATAAATATGGGTAAACATCAAATTATACTAATCCAAGGAAGAATAACAGGACTTCCAGTTGATGTAGTTCCATCTATACTACCTTGAATTGTTCTTTGAAATGATTTTAATGAAGTTGTGAGTGCATCTAAATGTTTATCAGAATACCCAAGAACAAACGAATAAAATATGTTTGAAGCAAGTGGTTCAAGTGTTCCAGGAATTTTAACAACAGGACCTCTTATGGTGGTGGTCATAGCCGGTATAAACGGTGTTGGTGTAAATTTTGCAGATGCCCAATATCCCATAAAACCAACTGCCATCAATGTATATGCCGTTCTATTTGAAGCACGTGTTGTATCTGCATGATTTGCGTCTAATGCATCATTTATACATTTTTCCAAAAATGCAGTATCACCCTTTATCAATCTTGCACCGAATGTTGTTCCAGTAAAACCAACCGTTGAAAGTTCATACGCCTTTGCCATTATGCTGGCAAAAACGGATCTATTTGCAACATTGTTTGCATCTAGAAGTGGCCTCATTACTGATTTGAATACATCGGAGTTCATATATTAAGTTTTATCTATTGCACCTTTACCAGAACTTGGCCACCCAAAACGGCATGACCAATATCTTGCCTTGTGTCTGGGTCCGGGTGATTGACAATTGTGACGAGCACGGAAAGACTTTCTTCGGGCTGCATTGCTCTTTTTAATACGCATTGTTTTCTTTCCACCCTCACCCTTGTGACCAAAGTTTACTTTTACGATATTACCGTTTGGTTTTTTTACATAAACGGAAAACTTTTTAGGACCACCCGGTGTTCTGAATGGTTTACCTAAACTTACTTTTCTACCACGATATTCAGCTTCATTCATCATATTAGGTTCATTTTCTTGAATACGAAAATGTAATTCACTAATTTTTCCACAAGGATTTGTAGCATATCCTTCAAGTTGATATGTAGGTCTTTCAATAGTTTCTTTTACATTACGAAAACCACCACCAGCGGCTTTGTATGCCTTTACAAGAGCACCGGATGCATACGCACTTGGCCATACTTTATATTTACTTTTAATTCTTGATTTTATTCTTGAATAAAGTTTTTTATTTGTAGGAACTGCCCTTTCAATTATTATCGATTTCATAAGTTTCTCCGATTTCTTTTTGGTTGTTCATCAATAATGTCATTTTCATCATAATCCGAATGGTATTCATCGCGATTTATTCTTGTGAATTTTCCGGAAAATTGTTCAGAAGCAACTGAAAATAAACTACCAACCACTATGTAAAGAAATCCGTCAAATATAAATTGTTCTATTTTCTTTTCATAAAAGGTTGATAATACTGCCATAAATATCATAACAAGGAAAGAAAAAAACATCATTACTCTTTTTGATGATATTTCACCACCAATTCCTCGTAATGTTTCTGATATAGGATTATACTTCTTCACTCCTTTCTCCTAAATCCCTTTCCAATTGTTCGATGAAATTTTTTCTAAATTCTGCAAATTCGTTTTCTATCTTTTCTAGTAATTCTTCTTTGTTAAATGGTGTTTTCCATTTTTCATTATCACCGAAATCATTTGTAAATTCCATTCTTGATAACTCACTTGCAATGGCATCTTTATCTTTTTCCGCTTCACTCAACCAAGCAAGTGCATTTTGTTTCAATTTAGTTTTTTCATATTCATCCCACTTACCTTCAAGACGAATTTTGTGTTCCATATCAACTACACAATCAAAACACATTCCGTGTATTCGTTTCATTTTTTGGTCAATTTTCTTTGGCATACCACAAGTGCAAGTTTCTTTTGGACAATTTTGAAATGTATTTAGATATTGATGTAATTCTTGTTGCCATTCTTTTCCAAGTTTTACTTTATATCCATTCTTTTGTTCCCACTCATTTCCGTCTTCGTCAAACCACTTATCACCAATTTTACGGGATATTTTTTCTTCTGAATTATCCCCAACATAACCTACCGCAATTTTGTTTTGACTTTCATGTTTTCCATCAAGAAGTTTTTTTACATCTTGTATACTATCAATTTTAATATCCATAACATAACCTTTTACTTTATTATTTCATTGTAAACTTTATTCCAAAATTTTCTCGTTATCATGTGCATTGGTCTTAAACCATTTTTATCAGATTTGACTTCTTTCATTTTTCCACGTTTTGTATTGAACTTGGAAACAACCATATTAAATATACCAACATCAAACCAACCAAATATAGAAATAAAACGAGACTTTAATTCAGCTAATTTAGCACTTCTATCACTTAATGCGGCAAAAATACTCTTTGATCCCATTTTGCCAAAACTTGGAATATCGTAACGAACATGATTAACAATCATATAATATACATACGGATTTTGAATATCTTTATATGTCAATTGACTACTACCATTCCAACGCATCAATCTCTTGTAATCCTTCAACTTTGATACATCGTCTTTATCAACCGCATAAATTACAATGGTGCTATCGTTATCAAATTGTTCGATAACATCTGTTGCATGAAATGGTGTATTTGATTTCATAATCCGCTTAACATTATGACGACGCATAATTGCAGACTTTTCATCAAATGTTAGTGGTTTTTCTATTGGATCAGTGGTATCGTCTGTAACAATATAAACATTTTCTTTATCAAACTTACGGCAAATTCTATCATATTCTTCTTTGTGATATATTGCCATCGGTTGAAATTTACCAGGATAAATTACAAGAATATCCTTATCTACCAAATCATTTTCATTGAATATGGCAAGGTTCATTTCCTTAATCAATTTTGTAATTTTGTTATTCATTTTCTGTTCCAGGTTTTACAGGCCAAGATATATTAAAAGGATCGGATTGTAAAGTTATATCTCGTAGTAACTGACGGTATAATTTCCATTCTTCTTTTTGTTCGTCTGTAAAAGGACTGTCAATAATTTGTGTCCAATCACTTTCTGATAATAATTTATTTCTATTTGCTCTAACATTTTCCCATTGAGATCCAAACTCTTCTGAAATTTCTTCTTGTGTTTTTTCTCTAACAGTCTGATATTCAAACACTTCATCATTTTTTATCTCACAATAAGATCCATCGGATCTTTGATTAGATTGAATATCTGCGGGAACAAAGGTATATTTATACCAACCATAATTTTTTAATGTTTCAACGTCAAGTAAATGAAAATTTGAAACATTTGCCCAAATAGTAGGCAAAGGTTTATTATTTTCTATTATTACACCATTTTCAACGTAAGAATATCTCATTAAATTACCATAAATACTATAAATTCATTGTAGATATAAATATCATCACTCAATCAAATCCCACAATTTCTTCCAATCAATATAAGGATCCAATTGTCTTTCATAACCCATATGAAGAGCAAGTGATGGTATAGGTGTAAACAATTTTACTTCCCAACGCCAAATGTGATTGATTGTAGTTCCTTCTTGTATTTGATTTTCTTCACCCCACTCTGTCATGTATTCAGTTGCACAAGTATAAAATCTACTCCAGAACTTACGGACTATTTCAGGATTGCACATGAAAGTAAATGTTGAATACTTGTTTGTTCTCCAATGTCTATCTCTACCAAGAACAACGCGAGTTTCATCAATAAACTTTGGTAAG